GAAAGCCTAGTGATAAAAGAATTAAACAATTTTTTCATGACTATGGAATAGAGTATGCTCATATCACAAGTTCAGCTCATGTATCTTTGAAGGAATTAAAATGTCATGATGAATGGCCTAGTTTTACGGAAGGGGCCCCTAAAAGTTTAAAACAAATAAAAGACTTTTGGGATTATTTAGGTAGTCGAGCCATAGTTTTTGGTAAAGGTACTTTCAAATTTGAGGATTGGATCATTAAAGACTATACTATTGATGAGTTGATTGAGAAAAAACTTATCAAGCCTGATGCAAAACTTGTTAAACATTTTGATTTACTACGAAAGCGCGCAAAAGGTCATGACGTTAAACAACATGATAAACGAATGCTATACATTAGAAAGGTTCTAAAGAACGGATTTGATTTTGATGGAAAAATTAGAATTAAATATGGAAGTATTCATAAAATAAAAGGAACTACGTTTGATAATGTAGTAGGAGATCTTAGTCTATTTAGAAATAAAAGAGAACCTCTATTTGTTGAATTAAGATTAAAGTACACAATGTTTAGTAGAGGTATTTATGATGTGTGGGTATTAAGATCAGAAACTGGAAAGGAGTTAGGAAGACATGGGACCATATGACAAACAGATAGGGGGAGCACACTACTTAAAATTTAAAATTCAGCCAAGTGAGTTTGCAAATAAGAATAATCTTAAATTTGCAGAAGGCAACGCAATAAAGTATATATGTAGGCATGCAGATAAAGGAGGAAAGCAGGATTTGTTAAAAGCAAAACATTACGTCGACATGATAATCGAAAGAGATTATCCTGATACACCACATGTTAAGCCTCTCCCTAAAGGGTTTAGTCTTAAACCTTCAGGAGATAAAAAATAATGTGTACTGCACCTGAAGTAGATGATTTAGATTTGAAAGGGATTGATATCGTTGCAGTAGACTTAGAAACTTATGATCCTGATTTAAAAACTAAAGGATCAGGAGCTGTACGTGGTGTGGGTTATGTGTGTGGTATAGGAATATGCACCGGCAAACAGGCTTTATATTTTCCGATTCGACACGCGATGAGTGGAAATTTAGATCCTAAGAGTACTTGGAAAATCTTAAATAAAAAACTATTTCAAAATTCTCATATTAAAAAAGTATTTCATAACGCCATGTACGATGTCTGTTGGATTCGTGCAGAAACCGGGCTCATGCCGAAAGGAGAGCTATTAGACACCATGATTGCTGCCTCAGTCATAGATGAAAATAGAATGAGATATACTTTGGATTCAATAAGTAAAGATTATCTCAGTGGAGAATCTAAATACAAATATGATCTCCAGGATAAATCCCTGAAAGAGTATGGTATTAAAGATCCTCTCAATAGTATGCATAAACTCCCTTATAGTTTAGTAAAAGATTACGCGGAACAAGACGTTAAATTAACTTTAAAATTATGGAATATATTTGAGCCTAAGCTAAAAGAGACTCTCTTTGTTAATCCAGAAGGAGAAAAGAAAAATTTACAAAAAATATTTCAACTAGAGACAGAATTATTTCCATGTCTTGTGGATATGAAATTTAAAGGAGTTCGCGTAGACGTTGAAAAAGCGAAACAATTTGGAAACGAATTAGAAACAGAGCGAGAACAGCTCATAAAAGATATCCACAAAGAAACTGGAATTAAGGTAGAGGTGTGGGCCTCAGCATCTATCAAAAAACTTTTAGATCAACAACAAATAAAAGATTACAAAACAACTCCCAAATCAGGGATGCCTCAGCTTCCAAAACAATATTTAAGAACACATAAAAATAAATACTTACGTATGATAGCACGCGCAAGAGAATGTGATAAAGCAAAGAGTGCTTTTGTAGAAGGACTTCTAAGTTTTGTGCACAAGGGAAGAATCCATGCAGATATAAATCAAATTCGATCGGACCAAGGAGGAACGGTAACAGGAAGATTTTCTATGAGTAATCCAAATCTTCAGCAAGTACCAGCCAAAGGGGAAATAGGAAAAAGAATTAGAGAAATATTTATTCCTGAAGAAGGATGTACGTGGGGATCATTCGATTACTCTCAACAAGAACCTAGAATTGTAGTTAATTATGCATTGAAATGGGATTTACCTGGGACTGACTCTTTAGCTGAAGCTTACAGTGAAGATCCAAAAACAGATTTCCATAAAATTGTCGCCGACATGGCTAAGATTCCTAGATCTCAGGCTAAAACAATTAACCTGGGATTATTTTATGGTATGGGAAAAATGAAATTGCAAAAAGAATTAGAACTTACACCTCAACAAGCACGTGATTTATTCTATGAGTATCATTCCAAGGTTCCTTTCATTAAGGAATTATCCAATGGGCTTATTGAATTTGCTGAAAAACATGAGCTTATTTATACCCTAGGGGACAGATTTTGTAGATTTAATAGATGGGAACCTTACGATAAACAATGGAATGCAGAATTAGGAAGATTCGAAATTGAAATAAAAATTGAGGAAAAGAAATACAATGAAGAAAAAGAAGAATGGCAAATTATAACTTCATATAAATATGAACCTGTTCCTGTCTTAACAAAAGAACAAGCTAAATTAAAATACCATGAGCAATATCCAGAGGATAAAGAATACAATAATTTTAATGGACATTATCGTTTAGCATTTACATACCGAGCATTGAATAGATTAGTTCAAGGAAGTGCCGCGGACATGACAAAACAAGCAATGGTAAATCTTTACAAAGCTGGTATACTCCCGCACATTCAGATCCATGATGAATTATGTGTTTCTATACCGGATGAAGAAACAGCTCACAAAGTAAAAGATATCATGGAAAATGCAATTAGACTTAGGATACCAAATAAGGTAGACTACGCGTCCGGTGAAAACTGGGGTGACATAAAATAGGAGGAAACTATGGAAAAAGCGAAACAACTTTTAGCATTAGCAAAAGCTAATCCTAAAATATCTGCTGCTGTTGTAGTAGTAATTGTTGCCATTTATTTTTTAGCAACCTAAGGATTATATGTTAAATGGCTTATTTAAACGCAAACATTCCTGTGATCTATGCACAGATCCGGAGAGAATATCTCTATGATCTTAAAGCACACCATGGAGAAGTGGAAGACTGCCTTCTTTTTGGCGTGGCATCGATTACAGGGCGGCCTATACTCTTTCATGCAATTATGGAAAATGGTGCTGTCTTCTATCGGTTGCCAATTAGTGCGTTTATGCAAAGAGGATTTGAGCCAGAGGAAGTTCCTAGGACTCGGCTGGACCAGCTGGAGCTTTGGAATTGCTTTAGTTACTATCCTGCTGTTACTAATTACGATATTCTAGACGGCCAATCTGGTAAATATATAGATAAAAATAAGGTCTGGCACACAGGATCCTATCTTTTCACAGTTGACTGGGCTCATCCAGAGAGTAATATAGTCGATACGGATCATTCAGAAATTCCCGCGGAGCATAAGTGCGCCCACATACTTGCCTTGGATGATGGTAACTATGCGGCTCAGCCTAATAATAGACTAATATGGAGTATCCCATCTTTCACTGTGAAAGATGAAATTCCTTTCGATTGGAAGGTACAAACTTCCGAATGGAATGTAGAGGATAGTAGTAAATGGAAAACAGAAGATAGCGACAACTACTTCTATGAGATTGAGGAAACAAAAAATGGAAAATAAAACTTGTAAAAAATGTGGACACTTATGTCACTGCATAGAGGCAGACCATGAAGGCTGTAATTGTTCTTCATGTGATTGTAAAGAACCGGAAGGTTTAGTTCTTGATGACACGAACGAGTGTGAAGCATGCCAATAGAAGAAAAAGAAACCTGCAATATGCATACCAAAGAAAAAGAAAAATCTGGTACATGTTGTCGCGTAAACGAAGACCAAGAAAAAGCGGAACAATTAACATATGAATACACAGTTAAAATTCCGGAACAGAGAAAAGTTGTAAATGAACGATAAACTAATCGCCGCACTACTCATTGAAGGGATGAAAAATGAGATACAACAGTTTAAGGGCTTTAAAGTTTTTAAGGGCACGAAGACAAGCCCGAATAAGAATGGTAAAAACAGAAAAATGGGTTCGATATATCACTATATTTCTGTTCTTTTGCTTATTACTCGCAGTTGGGGAACCAGTTTACGGGTGAGCCGTGCATAATTTCCCCTACGACATCCAAATGACTGGAATGTTCATATTTATTACGCTATACTTAGTCATGGAGATTATATTTTAATGAGACGAAAATTACGTGCATTTTTAAATACATATGACCTGGAGTACCGACTACTTGTAGTAGCTGCTCTAGCATATTTATATTATATACATATAGTGAGCTGTTAATAATGGCTGACAAGCTAATGACCTTATTAGTTGGATTGCTCATAGCCCTAGGGGGCTGGAGTCTTTCGCGTACCTTTGAACTCTCTACAATTCAAGCAGTACATGAAGATAAAGTGGATAAATTAGAGAGACATGTCGAAAGACTTAATATGAAAATGGATCAGATGATGGATTCTGATGAAGAGATCATGGACCAACATAAAAAATTATTTGAAAAATTAGAACAAGGAAATAACTCTTCAGGGAGTTATAATTACTAATGTCTAAACCTCTCAGAATCTCAGAAGAAGCAGCCGTTCAGATGCCGATGAAAACCGTAGCCTCTTTGATCTGCATGGTCGCGATCGGAACCTGGGCTTACTTCGGTATTATTGAAAAGCAAAATAAACTTTCAACAGAGGTAGAATTAATGTCTAAAGACTTAACCGAGAACACAGAATTCCGTATAAAATGGCCCCGGGGCCAGCTGGGCAGTTTGCCCGCAGATTCTGAGCAGTTCATGATGATCGAGGATCTTTACAAAACCACGGATAAGTTGAATAAACATATTGAATCTATGGCATTGAACAAAGTAAACATAGAATTTTTAAGAAAACAAATGGATAAAGTGTTAGAAGATATAGAAAAATTAAAAGATGCTAATAGAGAAATGCATTATAGAAATGGAAAAAGAGCACACTAAATGGAAACAGTAGTCGCATTATTAATGTTTATAAATTTTGAAATTAAGGAACATCGTATCCAGGACTCGATGGCAATTTGCCTCCGCGGAAAACGCGAGGCGGAGAGAACGTACTCAGATACTGTAAGTTATAAATGTATCAAGACTCAGGCTGAATTAGAGACTAACATTGATGGCTCAACCTCGATCAAAAAAATCATACTCAAGTAAACGAAACCCGATAGCCCAGCTTTTAAAACACTTTACACCCAAGCGGTTTAAAGATAAAAAGAAATATAATAGGAAAAACAATGTTTGGAAAAGGACCTTTTGGGAATGGAGTTAATATCAGCGCTGAAATAGTAAATGGCGTATGCCCAAAATGTGTTCAGCCAACAGTGCTTATTTCTCTATATGAAACCATGTATAAGTGTACATCATGCGGTGAGACGTTAGAACAGAAAGTTAATGGGATTATTAGCTATATTCCTACGAGTACTTCAGGGGGTAAGATCCCTCAAATGCACGGTTCTACCGATGGCCCGCAAGAAAGCTAAAAATCTTTATGGTTATAAGCATGTTAAACGTACCCCTCGCAAACGACCGGGACGTCATGCGAAAAGACCTAATAAACACAGCAGGCGTAAAGCCTACAGGGGCCAGGGGAAATAATGTATAAAATTTTAATACTAGCTTATTTAATGGGATCTGACCCTGTTACGACCCAACAAAATTTTCAAATGCAGGGGTGGTATAAAACTATGGATGAATGTCAGACTGAATTATTAAAGCAACATCCTGATGAAAGTTTTCAAGTCATGAGAGAGTTTGTTGTAGATAATAATTTTGAATGGGATTGGCTAGTTGCAGGTTGTACGAATGAGGAAACAGGTGAAAAAT